GGGGTTCCGGGCTGGAGGCGCAGACCCGGGGGATGCTGATCTTCACATTCCAGGACTACACCAACCGGTTCGAATACGCGCTCAGTCGGCGGGTGATCGGGCAACCGACGCGCTATGTGCGCTTCGACTACCGTTCGATGCTGCGGGGGAGCACGCTGGAGCGGTACCAGGCCTACAACCTGGCCATCGCCGCCGGCTGGCTGAGCCGGAACGAGGTCCGGGAGTTCGAGGATCTCGAACGGGGCCCGGCCGAGCTGGACGAGTTCCTGCAGCCGCTGAACATGACGCCGGCGGGCGGAGATGCAGTGAGCGAGGCCCGGATGAGCGAGATGCAGGCGGCGATCGACGACCTGCGGGCCCGGATCGAGGCGGAGGCGGCCTAATCTCCCTCGGGCGCCGGGCTGGATAGTTGGCCCATGGTGCAGCGATCGACAGGTACGCAACCGGGCTTCGTGAGCGCGCGTTCGTCGCCAGAGCGCCGGTTCGTGACGCGCGACGCAGCGGCGACGCCGCATGCGGCGGAGCACCTCGTTGGGTTTCGCGGGCACGCGATCGTCTACGACGAGTGGACGGAGGTGTACGACTGGTGGTGGGACCAGACGTACCAGGAGCAGATCGCGCGTGGGGCCGCGGGGGCGTCGGCGGCTGCGGACGACGTCCGGTTTCTACTGAACCACGATGCGAACTACGTGCTGGCGCGCCGACGGGGTGCTGAGAACGACACGCTGCGGCTGTCGGAGGACTCGGTCGGGCTCCTGGTTGAGGCGGAGATGGACACGCGGATCAGCTACGCGCGGGACCTGGCGCTGGCGCTGGAGCGTGGCGACATCACGGGCATGTCGTTCGCGTTCACGGTGGAGGAGGAGAGCTGGGATCAGCGGCCGGACGGGATGTGGCTGCGGACGATCGAGCGAGTGCGGCTGTACGACGTCGCGGCCGTCACCTACCCGGCGTACGAGGGCACGGATGGGGGGCTGCGGGGGCTGCTCGCACTGCCGGACGTGCGTTCGCTGCGACGGCTGATGGCGTCACGGGCGGGCCGCCGGAACAGCGCGGCCGACGAAAAGGTCATCCGTTCCGCGGTCGATGGACTGCGGGGCTTTGCCGACGAGCTCGAAGGCCTCATCGAAGAGGCGGACTCGGGCGGCGATGACGGGGAGTCAAGCGCCCGCGCGGCGCTGGCGTCGAACGAGGCGCGGCGGCATTCAGCCGTGGCGGCATTCCTGGGCATGAAGGCCTGAGGGAGGAAACGAGATGGCTGAGGTGAGTGTGCTGGACCGGGCGTCGCAGCTCATTTCGCAGGTGCGGGGCCGCGCGCTGGTGGACCAGCAGCGGGAGAAGCCCGCGCTGTGGGAGCGCGCCCAGGAGATCTTCCAGGGTGCGCAGGCGGAGGCCCGCGCCATGACAGCGGACGAGTCGGCGCGGTACGACGAGCTGACGGGGCTGATCGCGGAGATCAACCAGCGTGAGCAGCAGGAGCGCCAGCACCTGGAGCTGGAGCGGTCGCTGCGCGAGCCGCAGCGCGACGGGCGAGTGCTGCCGGGCGGGGGCCCGGGTGACGGCACAGGTGAGGCCGAGGGCTACCGGGACGCGTTCAGGCGCTTCGTCCGCGGCGGGTTCAACGAGCTCGACGCCGACGATCGCCGCCTGGTGCGCGGCGGGTTCCGGCGTGCTGACCCCGAAGAGACGCGCGCGCTCGGGACGATCTCGGGGCCGGCGGGCGGCTACCTGGTGCCATCGAGCTTCCAGGCGCAGCTCATCGAGACGCTGAAGGCGTACGCGCCGGTGGAGTCGATCGTGACCCCGCTGGTGACCGATACCGGGGCCGATATCGATTGGCCGACGAACGACGACACCTCCAACGTCGGCGCGGTCGTGGCTGAGAGCGCGGACGTGAGCAACGCGACGGACCCCGAGTTCGGGATCAAGACCGTACGGGCCTACCTCTACACGAGCCGGATCTTCCGGGTGCCGTTTACGCTGCTCCAGGACTCGGCGATCGACATCGAGGCGTACATCGGACGGATCGCCGGACAGCGGCTGGGTCGCATCCTCGCGCAGCATTTCGCGACCGGGAACGGCGTGAACAAGCTGGAGGGGATCGCGTTCGCGGGCAGCGTGGGGAAGACGTTCGCGTCGGCGACGGCGGTCACGTACGCGGAGCTGATCGACCTCGAGCACAGCGTGGACCCGGCGTACCGCAGCCCGGACCGCTGCCGGTACCTGTTCCGGGACGCGGTCTTCGCCGCGCTGCGGAAGTTGGTGGACAGCCAGAACCGGCCGCTGTGGGTGCCGTGGCTGGGGAGCGGCGTGGCCGGCGCCCCACCCGCGACGTTCAACGGCTGGCGGTACCAGATCGTGCAGGACATGCCCGCGATGGCGACGGGGCTGAACTCGATCGCGTTCGGCGACTTCGATGCCGGCTACAAGTACCGGCGGGTGAGCGGCATGTCGCTCATCCGGATCGAGGAGCGGTACGTCGAGCACGGGCAGGTCGGGTTCCTGATGTTCGCCCGTGCCGATGGGCGCGTTATCGACCAGGCGGCCTTCAAGCTCGGGCAGCAGGCCTAACGAGAGCAACGCCGGGGCCCGGCCGCCGGGCCCCGGATAGACGGAGGGTGCAATGGCGACGGTCCGGCAGGTGGTGCCGATGGCGGGCGAGCGTTACGTGCGGAACGCCGGCGACGTGTACGAGACGGACGAGGCCGAGGCGCAGCGCCTGGCCGCGGCCGGGATCGTGGAGATCGCCGATCCGGCGGGGGAGGCTGTGGTCAGCTACGCCACCCGGAGCAAGGCCGAACTGGCGGCGCTCGCCGCAGAGCGCGGCCTCTCTACAGACGGGACGAAGGCCCAGATCATCGCGCGCCTGGAGGCTGCGGATGGAACCGACGATGCCAGCGCGGCAGAACCTGCCGAAGCCGCCGAGCCCGCCACCTCCGAGGGAACGGGTGAGCCCGACGCCGGGGAAGGCCCCGGTGGAGACAGCGACCAGCCGGCCGCCTGAGCGCCGGGGGAGGTGAAATCATGGAGATCCAGAGCCTGCTGAAGGACTGCAAGATCGTCCGCGTGATGAACGCGGTCGCGGCGGGGACGTCGGACCAGAACAGCTCTGTGGTGGACACCCAGGGCTGGGACGGCGTGTGCTTCATCGCGGCGTTCGGGACGCTGACGGCGACGCAGGTGACCCTGCTCAAGGCCCAGCACGGCGACGCCTCGAACCTGTCGGACGCAGCGGACATCACCGGTGCGGCGACCGCGGCGCTCGCTGACGGGGACAGCAACAAGCTGGCCGTGGTCGACGTCCGGCGTCCGGTGAAGCGGTACGCGCGGGCCGTGGTCGACCGCGGGACCGCCAACGCGGTCATCGACGGCGTGATCGCCATCCTCTACCGCGGGGACACCGTGCCGGTGGCTGCGGACGGGTCGATCGCAGCGTCGGCGTTCGCCGCTGCGAGCTAACGGGAGGGCGGCGTGCCGCGGATCGAAGAGCTCGCGGGGCCGCGCCTGCTGGCCGGGGTGGCCGGCGAGATCGCGGTGACGATCTACAGCGACGGGACGCCGGGGACGGTTACGTCCCCGGTGGTGTCTGTGGTGGACGCCGCGGGCGAGACGGTCCCGATGGGGACTGTGGCGGTTACCAGCGGGCGGATTACCGCGCAGCTCCCGGCAGCGTCGAACGACCGGCCAAAGGTCCTCACGGCGACGTGGACGTTCACGATGAACACAGCGTCGCACGAGGTTACGACCGTCCACGAGACGGCCGGCGGGCTGCTGTTCAGCGAGGCGGAGGCCCGGGCTTACGAGAACGGCGCGATGCCGTCGAGCGCGTACCCGGCAGACACTCTGCTCAGGGCGCGGGACCAGGTGCACGATGCGTTTGAGGACATCATCGGGGTCGGACTGGGTGTCCGGAGCGTCCGCGAGGTGGTCGACGGGCCGGGCAGTGTTGAGCTGGAGTTGCGCCGAATGCCCATCCGCCGCGTCGTGAGCGTCCGGGAGCGAACGTTCGGGACGCAGGCCTGGACGGCCTACAACAACGCGGCGATCGCAGACATCCTGGTGCTGCCGGACGGGGCGATCCGGCGCGAGTCGCTGGGGTCGTTTACGCGGGGGCGGCAGAACATCGCGGTGGAGTACGAACACGGGCTGTATCCGATCCCGCTGGACCTGCGGCAGGCGGGATTGCGGGTGACGCGGAACGTGCTCGTGCGGAGCAACGCGAACGACCGGCTGATGTCGGCGACGACGCAGGTGGGGACGGAGCGGTTCGCGGTGGCGGGGCTGCGGGATGGCGCGTGGTTCGGCATCCCGCCGGTGGACTCTGTCCTGCAGTTCTACCGGGACCGCTACCGCGTCCCGACGGTGCGCTGATGGCGGCGCCAGCGACCACCCGGCTGCACGCGCTGAAGGCGGCGCTGGTCTCGGGGCTCCAGGGCGTGCCGGCGCTGAACGGCGTGCAGGTGACGAGCGCGTACATCGGGGACGAGCAGTCGGCAGTCGAGAGCATCCAGCTCATCGGCGACGACCGGATCGAGGGCGACTGGGCGACGATCGGGAAGTTCAGCCGGGACGAGACGATCACCCTGGTGGGGATGATCGAGGTCGAGAAGCCAGGCGCGGGCGAGCTGGTGATCCAGGCAACGCGCGACCGGGCGGTCGCACTGATGGGCGAGGTGGAGAAGTTCATCGTGGCCGACCCGTCGGTCGGCGGCGTGGTGAAACAGTGCAAGGTTCGCCCGACCCAGATGTTCGAGCACTACAGCGCTGAGGGGCGGTGGTGTCTCATCCGGTTCGAGATCGAGGCATACACGCGGCTCCAGGCGAGCTGAGGAGGAACCGATGGCAACGATGCGAGTGAGTTACGTGGGCGTTTTCGACGAGGTCTTCGTGCCCGACATCAATGCGCCGGCCGGGACCGTCGTGCGGCGCGGGCAGGCGGTGGAGGTGCCGGTCGCGCTCGGTGAGCACCTGCTGGAGCAGGAGGGTAACTGGGTGCGGGCGGCGACGCGTCCGGCCTCTCCCTCGGGCCGCAACGCAGACACTGGCCAGCAGTAGCGCCCCGGCCACGGGGCCCAGGAGGGTGAGCCATGGCAATCGGCAGCGGCCTCGGTGGCCAGATCGGGTTCGCAGAGGAGACGACGTACGGGACGTACGTCGCGCCGACGCGGTTCCTGGAGTTCAACGACGAGAGCCTCAAGGCCGACGTGGTGCACGTCGAGAGCCGCGGGATCGGGAGCGGCCGCTGGCTGCGAACGGCGCGGCACAAGGAGTACGTCAAGGGCGCGGCCGGCAGCGTCGAATTCGACGTGAAAACCAAGGGTTTCGGGCTACTTTTCAAGCACATGCTCGGCGACTACACAAACGCGAACGTGGTGGGCAATGAGCAGAAGGCGACCATTGTCCCGGACGCGAACGGGAAGGCGGGCCTCAAACTGACGACCCAGGTAGGCCGCCCGGACATCGGCGGCACCGTGCGGCCGTTCAGCTACGAGGGCTGCAAAATCACCGGCTGGGAGTTCAGTGCGTCACTGGACGACCCGCTGCGGCTGTCGATCGACATCGACGCTGAGACGGAGCAGACGGCGAGCGCGCTGGCGAGCCCGTCGTACCCGACGGGAGACGAGATCTTCGTGATGAGCGAGGGTGCCGTGACGCTGAACGGGAGCACGATCCACGTGAAGTCGTTCAGCCTCAAAGGCGCGGAGGGGCTGGCGACGGACCGGCGGTTCATCGGCAACCTGAAAAAGGAGCCGCTGGCGAACGCCGAGGCGATGGTGACGGGTGAACTGGAGTTCGAGCTGGAGGGGCTCACACGGCATGGCCAGTGGCTCGCCGGCACCGAGATCCCGAACCTCGTGGTGACGTTCACGACACCGACGTCGACGGGCGGCGGTGGCGGGCCGTTCAAGCTGGTGCTGACGGTGCCGCTGCTGAAATTCGACGACGGAGGCTCGAACCTCGACGGGCCGGAGATCGTGGGCGAGGAGATGAGTTTCAAGGCGCTGAAGGCGTCGGGGAGCCCGATCGCCCAGATCGAGTACTTCAGTACGGATACAGCAGCGTGAGCCGCTGGGCCCCGTTCGACGAAGCGAACACGTACCTCTGGCGCGGTGAGCGCCACTGCCGAACCTGTCGCCGAGAACGTCGCCGCAGGTTTAAGGCAGCCTGATGGCCCGGAGCCGGTTCGTCCAGGTCGACACGCGGATCGAGGGGATCGACGATTTCGTCCGCGAGCTGCGAGGGAGCCCGGAGCGGCTCGACAAGGAGCTGCGGAAGGAGTTCCGGACGATCGCGGCGGAGGTTCGCGACCAGGCCCGCGGTGCGGCCTCGGCGCGGCGCCCGGCGAGCTCGGGCATCGTGCGGCGGACACAGCCGCAGCACTGGCAGGACCTGGTGATGAGCATCCGCAGCGGTGCGGACTCGGACAGTCCGTACGTGTCGGTGGGCTCCGGCGTGCCGTGGGCGCTGGGCCACGAGTTCGGGTCGCTGCAGGGGCCCGGGCGGCGCCAGTTCCCACCCTGGCGTGGGAACAAGGGCGGCGCCGGGTATTTCCTCTGGCCGACGATCCGTGCGGCGCGGGCGAGCATCCAGGCGAAGGCGCTGGCGGCGATCGACCGGGCGATGCACCCGGCGTTCCCGGAGTAATCCCTCTCGGTGGAGCGGCGGGACGATGCCGCGGACACGGAGGTGGTGAATTGGCGACGCTGGATTTCGATGCGCTGACGCTGGCGGACATCGAGGACCTCGAGGACTACACGGGGAAGACCCTGCAGGAGATCACGCAGGAGATGCAGTCGGCGGCGGAGCGCGCGGTGATGCCGCGCGGGCGGCTGCTGACGGTGTTGGCGTGGATGCTGAAGCGCCAGGACGCGCCCACGATGACGCTCGACCAGGCCCGGCAGATGCCGTTCTCGGAGGCGACGCGGCTGTTGCAGAGCCTGGGGGGAAACGGGGATGGGGCCGCCGCGGAGGCCGGCGACGGCTCCGATGGCTCCCGGCCTTCTGTCGCGCCTACGGCCTGAAACCAACGGAGTTCTGGGCGCTGCGCCTGGATGAGTTCACGGTGATGCAGAAAGCGCTGGAGGCGGAGCAGCGGGCGCAGCGCGAGGCGGAGCGCAGGAGACAGGAGGCGAGCCGCCGAGGGCGGCGGTAGCCAAATCTCTCTCTTCGGCCCACCGGGACGCTGGCCCCCATGGCTGGCGAGCGCACCCTAAAGGTTAAGTTCCTCGGCGACACAACCGGCCTGAGTGAGGCCGTCGACAGCGCGGGAGGGAAGCTCGCGGGTCTCGGCAAGGCCGTGGGGCTGGCGGTCGCGGGGGCCGGGATCGCGGCAGGTGGCGTCGCCGCCGCGGGGGTGAAAGCGTTCGCGGACTTCGAAGAGTCCATGAACGAGGTCCTCACACTGCTGCCGGGAGCCGGCCAAGAGACCTTCGACGAGCTGACGAGGCAGACCAAAGACTTTTCGCGGGAGTTCGGAGTCCTGCCCAAGGACGTCGTACCGGCGCTCTACCAGAGCCTGTCGGCCGGCATCCCCAAGGAGAACGTTTTCTCGTTCATCGAGACGGCGCAGAAGGCCGCGAGGGGCGGCGCCACGGACCTGACGACGGCCGTGGACGGCATCTCGTCGGTGGTGAACGCGTACGGAGCGGACGTGCTCTCGGCGACGCAGGCCAGCGACCTGATGTTCACGGCCGTCCGGCTCGGGAAGACGGATTTCGAGCAGCTCTCGCGGAGCCTCTTCAACGTGACGCCGACGGCGGCGTCGCTGGGTATCGGGCTCGACCAGGTGACGGCCGGGCTGGCGCGGATGACCGCCCAGGGCGTGCCGACGAGCGTTGCCACCACTCAACTGCGAGCATTGTTCGTCGAGGCCTCGAAGGACGGTTCGAAGCTGAGCAAGACGATCTCGAAGGAGCTGGGCGGCAGCTTCACTGACCTGATCGCGGGCGGCGACAGCTTCGCCGGGATCATGCAGAAGCTCCGGGCGAACCTTGGCGACGAGGAGTTCCGGAACCTCTTCGGGAGCGTAGAGGCGGGCGCGGCCGCGCTGGCGGTCACGGGTCCGCAGTGGGAGGCGTTCGCGGAAACCCTCGAGGAGATGCAGGGGTCGGCCGGGGCGACGGACGCGGCGTTCGCGACGATGAACCGGGGGATCTCGGCGAACGTCCAGAAAATCAAGGCGAACCTGGCGGTGCTGCTGCTGGAGATCGGGCAGCGGCTGGCGCCGGTGGTGGAGCGGTTCACGTCGTGGCTGGTGACGAGCGGCATCCCGATGTTGATGCGGTTCGCGGGGGCGTTCCGGGAGCACATCACGCCGGCTATCTCGGCGGCGGTGGCGTTTTTCAGCGGGCAGGTGGTCCCGCTGCTGACGGCGGCGTTCGCGGCGCTGCAGGGGCCGGTAGAGGCGATGGTGGGGAAGTTCGAGCAGCTCGTGGCGTTCTTCCGGGAGAACGAGTCGGCGTGGCAGGCGGCGGCGGTAGCGATCGGCGGGGTGCTGGTGGCGGCGTTCATGGCCTGGGCGGTGGCGGCGGGGATTGCGGCGGTGAACACGTTGATCGCGATGGCGCCGCTGATCGCGATCGGGGCGGTGATCGCGGGTCTTGCGGCCGGGATCTTCCTGCTGGTCAAGCACTGGGACGACATCACGGCGAAATTTCCGGCGTTGGGCGTGGCTGTAGATGGCGTCAAGAGCGCGCTGCAGTCGTCCATGGACTGGATCACGGGGACGCTCGTGCCGTCGATCGAGACGGCCTTCGGTGCTATCCGGACGGCTGTCGAGACGGTGATCGATTTCGTGAGCGAGCACTGGGGGACGATCCAGGCGGTAATCGAGCCGGTGTTCGAGGCGGTCCGGCTGATCGCGGAGAACACGTTCAAGCAGATCGAGACGATCATCGACACCGCGATCGGCGTTATCTCCGGGCTGTTTCAGATCGCGAAGGGGATCTTCACGGGTGACTGGGACGGCATTAAAGACGGCGTGATGCAGGTCGTTGGGTCACTGAAGGATGGCGTCGTCGGGATCTTCAAGAACATGTTCGACCTCATCAAGGACCTGGTGCCGATTGCAGCCGGCGCGGCGCTCGACCTTGCGGCGGCGATCGGACGCGGGCTGGAGGCCGGGGTGAAGCTGGGTATCAACGCCTTCATCGGCCTGATCGAGAGTGGGATTAACACGGCGCTCTCGGGCGTTGCGAAAGGGATCGGCGCGCTCAAGGGAATCATGGACGCCGTCCCGGGCCCGAACCCGCTGGGGAACACCCTGCAGGCCGCCATCGATGGTGCAAACCGGGGCATCAGCATTCCGCGGCTGGCGCGGGGGGGGATCGTGACGGAGCCGACGCTGGCGCTGATCGGCGAGGCGGGGCCTGAGGCGGTGGTGCCGCTGCCGGCGCGTGGCGGGCTGGGGCAGGCGGTGGTGATCGAGAACCATTTCCACGTGAGCCAGACGTTCAACGGGCCGGCGAACAGCGCGGAGCTGGAGCGGGCGATGGACTCGTGGGCGCGGCGGTGGGTGGAGCGGGAGTTCCGGGGGCCTGACGGGCTGGTGGGGGTGGCCTGATGCCAGCGCTGGCGGTGCCGATCCAAACGCAGGTTGCGCTGTCCGGGTCCATGACGCTGTTCAACGCAACGAATCTCGTCGACGCGTGGACAGGTCCCGGCTGGATCTCCGGAACGGGCGGCGGGCGGGTCAGCGGAGCGATCGTGCTCCCGACGGGCGCCGTCATCTACCGGATTAGCGGGTCTGTGTCATACGACCTGGGCACGGGAGGGAGCTTCCAACACCGCTGGGACATTCCCTCGCTCGGGGCCG